CGAGTACAGAGCCGAAACACCGACATTGGAGCCGTCGCTCGCACTACCAACAACAACAGGGATAAAATTGGATGTTACGTCTGTCTTGTTGAGCCAATAATAATCAAACAAGCCCTTGCTGTCGCTGCCTCCCACCTGGGTTGGGAACATGGTGTCCTCGAAGTTCTCCATGATGTAGCCTTCCTCTTGGCAGGCATCACAGATGAACTTGTGGTTATCGTCGGTGGCATCCCAGCTTGCGCAGGTGTTGATGTCCTTCGCTACATACCACTTGTGGTTCTTCTTCAGCGCACCGCTACATCTTATCCAGAATGGACCTGCAAGGAATCCCTCTGCCCAGAGGAACTTGTAAGGCTTATACTTGATGGTTGAACCATCCTTGTATGTGAATGTCTGTTCTGCAAGCTGTCCCTCCATACCCTTTATGGTTTTGGTTACGCCATTGATGTATGGCTGCGCGACGCTGGTCTTTCCGCTCTGGGTATTAGCGGTAGCGTTCCACTTATTCCAATCAAAGCCTGTAATGCCGTAGAATGCCTGGCTGTTGTAGCTCCGCTTCCACATGAAGAACATCTTGCGGTATTCGTTGAAGTCCTGGATGGCGATGGCTCGGAAGTTGTCGCCCATGTTCTTGGCATACTCGTGGAACTGCTGGATGTTCAAGTTCTGCGTGCTCCACTTTCCTGCGTTCGAGGTGAGAATCTTCTTGCCTCCCTGTATCTCTACCTCTCCTGCGTACATAGGGAAGAATCTGCGACGGATGTACTTGTAGCCCGTTACAGGAAGTACGCTGTACTTCTCTATCTTGGTGTTGGTTACGGCATCGTACTCGTACTTGCGGTAGTAACCGCCAATGCGTACCATGCACGGCATTGAATAGTCATCGAGCGTTGCTGCGAGTCCGTCGATGGTCTTCGTTGTATCATCGCCATTAAGGTACGCCACGATCTGGCTGTTGCGGTTGATGAGGCAAGGGAAGAACAGGGAGAAGATGCGGTTCATCATCTCCAGGTTGTCGGTTGCCACCACCGTACCGCTTGCCTGTGCGCTGAATCGCTTGATTGTGATTCGGTTCAGCGGAACGTCAGGATAGACTCCTGCGCTGTTTGGTGCTGCCGCAGCAATGTCTGCGATGCTGCACTGCTTGATGGCTCCGTTCTGAGCCACGAGGAAGGTTTCTGTTCCTTCGAGAATGGAAACCTTTGGATACTTTGTAAATTGTGTCATCTCTTTATTTTTTATAGTTTAACATGTAATCTCTGTATCGTTCTCGTCGGTGATGACGTTTCCGCTCTCATCGGTGAGTGCTTCCGCATCCTTGGCGTGGATGGTGACAATTCTTGCAGCACCCGATGCCAGGGTAGGGATAACCTTCACGATAATATCTCCTGCCGTGGAAGTCTTCACGTTGCCTGCCGCATCCACCAGCGCATCTCCGCTGTATATCTGGTAGATCATCGAGCGGTTGGCTGTAGAAGGCTGCACATCCGTAGGGGCTACGTTGATGGTGGCTCCTGCGAGCACCGTCACTTCCTCTATGATGGCTATTCGGGCAGGAATACTTGCCATGGGCGCTACGCTGCCCTGTTGCTGGAGTGAAACCAGCAGACGGTCGATTTCCGCACTCTTGGCTTGCAATCCGTCATAGATAGCCTGATAGTCGGCTGTGCGCTGGGTGTCGTTAGCCTTGCGCTGCGTCTCTGCCTCCTCTCGCTGCGTCTCGTGAGCATTGCGGTCGGTTTCGGTCTGCTTGCGCTTGGTTTCCGCATCAGCTCTGTTGGATTCCGCAGCCTTGCGGCTTTCCTCTGCCTTGGCTCTCGCTGCCTCTGCATTCTGTCGGGCAGTCTCGTTAGCCTGTGCGGTCTGGTTCTGCTTGAGGTCGAGCCATACCTGCCATCCCTCTGCAGAAGCAGAAGGCTGGGTGGTGTTGTTATCTACCGTAGAACGGAAGATGCCATCCTGAGTATGCACGATGTCGTTGGTCTCGTAAGCAGTACCCTTCTGCCAGTTGCCCTTGTCAGAAACAAAGGCATTTCCTAAAAGAATTTCTTGCTGTTCTGCCATATTCTTGTCGTTTTTTTAAAATGATTATTAAATTCGGAACACTAGCTTGTTGCCCTTCTTCACTATTCGCTCGCTCACGTTGCTGCCATAGTCTACGATATAGAGCTTATTACCCACATGCTTGAAGGTAGGATACATAGCTCCACCTCGTGCCACAATACCCGTATCCTCGTAGGCGTGGGTCTTGATGTTCCATTGCCACCAGTTGCCGTTATCACCCATCTTTACCGGATGCTCGTTCAGCTCCTGGGCGAGGTCGGTCTGCGCCTTGGAGCTGGTGATGGCGGCTTTTGTATCCGTCTCTCGCTTGGTCTCTGCCTTTACTCGACCGTTCTCTGCCGTCACCCTTCCGTTTTCAGCGGATACACGCTTCTTCTCTGCCTCTACTCTCGCAGCTTCCTGCTTCTGTCGTGTGGCTTCCTGGTTCTTGCGTGTAATCTCGTTGCCATTTCTGGTTGTCTCGGAATTAGCCCTTGCCGTTTCAGCGGTAGCCCTTGCATTTTCCGCAGTCACACGTTTTTTCTCAACTTCCACACGAGCGGCTTCGTTGGTTGCCCTAGCCGTTTCCGCCTTGCCTCTATCGGTTTCAGCAGTCTGTCTTGCAGACTCATTCTGCTCGATTGCAGCCTTGCTTGCCAAGGTGTCATCTGTTGCCTTTTTTGCCGCAGCTGTCTGAGTTATCGAACTGTTAACTGCATCCTCCACCTTCTTGCGTTCTGCTGAGAGGTCTGTTGTTGCCTTCGTCACGCTGGCAGCAGCGTCGTTGGCTTTCGCTGCTGCTGTGGTGGCTTCTTTCGTAGCTTTCTTGGATGCTGCAATTTCCGCATCAACGTCCTTTGTAAGCAGAGAGAGTGGCGCAATAACCTGCTTTTGTACTCCATTCAAGTCGTAGAGGGCTGGCATCGTCTTGATGCCTTCGAGCGACGTTGCCAATTCGCAAGAGAAGATGTTCTTGCTGTGTCGCATCAAGTACTCGTTGAATTTCGGCAGGAGGGCAGCGCATAAGGCTTCGAACTCCTCGTTTGTTGTTGTCTTCTGCTCTAACATAAAACCTCCTTGTTTGTTGGTGTTAGACTTCCTTTTCCAAAACCTGTACAATCTGACCGTATGCACCTGCTACAAGCGCATCGTTGATTGTCTCCTTGATGAGAGCCATATCCTCTGCCTCCAGCTCAACCTCTTCTGGATGTTCCTGCAGCTGTACGCAGATTCTGTACGCTCTCATCTTGTCTGCTGGTTCAAGAGGTTTCTTGCTACCAGCTGCGTAAAGGTAGAGCCCGATGGTGTCGCTCATCATCTGTGGCTCACCCTTCTCGTTCTTTAACTCTTTGCCATCGTAGCCTTTCATGGCTACCTTAAAATTTCTTTTCATAATTTTTATCTTTTAAAATTAAACATTACCAATCTCTTGGACACTTGTACTGCGTCCAACATCCTACCTTGGTATTTTCTTCGCCAGCGATATTAACATCTCGGTAATAAACTAAAATCATGGAATCGCCTCGGGATTCTATAGTCAAATCTGTCGTGTTAGAACCTCTATCATATAGGATGAAAGAGGTGCGAGTTTGACCTTTCGATGTTATTGAAGTGTTGGATCTGAGATGTACGGCACCATCATAATCATTTCTTATGAAAACAACATACCCATCATCCTCTTTGTTCATCTGAGGTAGCTGATAATAACCGCTTCCGCCCAATATCACTGAAGTAGTGCCTTTTGGTATGGCGACTGGTGAACGATATGAGCTGCCTCCAGAGGATAGTCTTGCGTTCTTAATCCTGAGACCTGTTATATATCCTCCTAGCGTCATGTCGAGTGCCACGTTGGTAACCGCTCCCTTTGCTCCGCAAACTATGGAATAGTTCACGTCACCGAAGAATTTTGAGCTCTCTTCGTTTGTGAACCTTGCAACAGCTCTCGCTCCTGTTGATGCAGGAAGTACGTTGCCACCGATACCAGCAAACACTTTGTGTGTATCGTTTCGCAGGACAATGTAGGCGTCGTTGTCGAATCCCTCATTCGTCAAGCCTTCGCCTTCAATCTTCATACCTGCTATCTGTCCTGCACTCGCTTGCATGGATCCGCTTGTGTCGATTCGGAATGTTCCGTTTGCCGTTATTGCTCCTTCGAGGATGATTCGGTCTGCCTTGATCTTTGCGTTGGTGATGTAACCTCCGCTGTCTTTGGTTACATACAAACTCATGTCTGCGCTGGTCATTACTCCGTTGTCCTGTATGGCGTCTAAGAATAGTCCTGCATATGCACTTGTCGTAACAAGTCCTGCTGTGTTCTTTAGGCTGCCGTCGTTATTGAAGTAGGTGCTCACCAATTGGTTCTTATCGGCTGTGGTCATCAGATAACTTGTATTAACTAATTGTCCGCTCGCATTGAATCGACCTGCGGTTTCCGTCCAGCTATCTGCTTTCTGGATTACCGTGGTGGTGGCATTTTCGATTTTGGTTACATCTTCCCATGCATCTTTGCTATTTTTGCTGCCATCGCTGTAGCATTTGTATCTGTAGATATGTCCTTTAATGAGCCAACCATTATTCTCGCCTGTGTACTTCCATATTGCACCGTTATGCTTGTACTCGCTTCCTCCTGTCCATTTGTTCCATGGATTTGCTTCCTGTTCGTAGTACTCGCCTGTTCGCAGGTTACTCATGGTGTCGTTCAGCGTTTTTACGTTTGCTTCCAGCTCATCCTTGGTTGCTGCTTTCCCGACTGCTGTACTGATGCCATCAACGGTTATTGTTAATCTCGCCAGGGCTGCACTCGTCTTGTTCGCTGTGTCTTTGACGTCAGAAACCTCCAGCTTAATGGATTTGATGCTGGTTTCAATACTTGAAATCATGCTTTCCGTGTCCGTCTGCCATTTGTTGATGATGTTGATGCGTCCTGCTTCGTGCTCAATTTTCGAGGATAAAGTCTCGTTCAAAGCATTATTCTTTTTGGTTACCTCCTGCAAAATAGCATCCTTAGTCATACTAATCTGCGAGGTGTAATCCGTTTCCAGCGCTTTGTCTTTTTCCGTGACGGACGCCATGATTTTGTCCTTGGTCATGTCGATTTCAGATCTAAACGATTTATCCAGCGCTTTGTCTTGCTCATCAACGTACGCTCGGATCCTCTTCTTCTCTGCGTCCAGCTCTATGCCCAGCTGCGTTGTCCTGCCATTAACCTTATCGATGTTCTCTCCTAACAGCTTGATATTGCTTGCCGTCTGCAATATCTGGGTGCTGACCGTCTTCTGTAGGTTGTCTAACGGCTTGTCTGTTACGTAAAGGAATGATACAAGAATATCGCCTGTATATCGGATGACGAAATCTCCCTTTCCGTTCCACTTGCCTTCCATCTTTATAAACTGCCATTCTCCCGAATATGCAATATTGACGCTCTGCGCAGCCAGCTCGTTCTTCTTTCCCTCCACAGCTGTTGAGGGCGAGAATCCGATGGTCATCGTTCCTGCTGTCTTAGCATAGACCCTTGCGCTGATATAGATGGTATCCTGCACCTCGGTATATCCGTCGCCTGTTGTTCCCAATCCATCCTTATTCTTTGTGTCGGATGGCTTGGTGTATTCCTTATGGGTTCCTGGCTGTCGGATGAGGGCATTGGCTTGCTTCAATCCGCAGTTGATGATTCGCATCATATTTCTTCCCTCGGTTGCCTCGATGAGGACACGCCTGTTTCCGCTTGTCGTAACTTGACCGTTAACCATGACGGGCATTCCTCCACAAATCCAGATTGCCGATTCGTCTGTCTCGTCAATCTCCCAACCGTCTATTATTAGGCTGCCCGAATCTGCACCTGTTGCTGCCAGGAACGTACCGTTATGGATGTAGTTTTCATCGTTTGTCAGCTCGTATGTTGTCTGGGCAAAACGGGTTGCAAACTGATTTTGCAGCATCTGAAATTTTGTATCGATGCTCTCGCCTGTGCGTCGCAGTACGAGATCGCCTGTTGCATAAAGGTTCTGCAGCAATTCTCCGAATCCTGTAAGATCACCGAATGTTCGGTGATGTATTCCCTCCAGGTTTCCGAGCCTTCCCTTCAGACAGTCCTCTGGGTCGGTTTTCATACCGTATAATATATCAAGGTATGGTGCTGCCGTACCCACTGTGATAATCTGCATGATACCCTTGCGGTCTTGGTCGCTGAGGTTGTCAACTCTCACGAAGGTATCCTTTTTCTTGATGAGCTTGTCTGGTGTTGCTCCCTCGATGCTGCTTGTAAAGCTGTCGAATTTCACCCAATCCAGGCGGTTCTCGCCATCGGCTATACTTCCACATCCTGCCTCTGTGATTACCAGCTCGTAGCTCTTAATCACATAGTAGTCATTGCTGCTGTCTGGCATTCCGTTGTATTGCTGCACCATGATGCAATCGTCCTTTCGGAATGGATTGTACAGCTTTCCACCTTGTGTGTCGAAATATACCTTTCCCGTCTCTTGCTCGTAGTGGTCAACCTCCATCATGCCAGTGAAGATTCGGTTATCGTTCTCGCCCAAGAGCTGGGATATTATCATTTCGTAAACTCGGAGCGATCCTCGCACAATGACGTTATCGAACTCTCCTGTCCACTTGTTCTCCTGCATTCCTGCTGCATTGGTGATATGCTTGTTGTAGATGCCCCATCCCTTGCCACCGAGGAATCCAGATATAAACTCCTTGCTGAAGAGGTTTCCGTCAAAGGTGGAATCTCCCTTGACGTGCAGCTGCTTGACGGTTGCAAGTCCCCACGCCAGCAATTCATCTATACACAGCTTGTACTTACCATTATCATCTCTTCTGACAATTATGAATCCCTTTTCTCCATCGGTATTCGCATTTTCCGATGCTATGGAATGGGCGATGATGTTACCCTCTGCGTCAAAGCGGAAGTCCTTCTCAACATCGAAGACGAACTTGTCTCCAATCTTCGCCTGCTTCATAATTGTAGCCTTGCTGAAAGCCAGCAGCTCATCAATGTTCAGCTTATACTTTCCTGTCTTCGGGTCTGTCTGTATGATTGAGAATCCCTTATGCTCATCTATGTTCGCCCCATTTGAGGCGATGGTATGAGCCACGATATTGCCGTTCTTGTCAAACTTGTAAGCTCCATTTGCACCGAGATTAACGCCCTGCAAGAAGGTTATGATCCCCTCTGCTGTATCATCCACTAGCTTGGACAGAAATCTTTTGCCGACGATGGTATCGATGAGGGTTCTTATTTTGGATAGCTGAAGTTCCTGCTGATTCTGTATTTGCTCGTTTTTATAAACGATTTGGCTTACCGTCTCAGCGAGTGTATCGCTTCTGCTTCCTGTCTTGCTCTCTCCGATATTAAGCTCTCCCTGTGTGAGGTCTTCAAGGTCTAGCTCCCAACCGATGATGCGGCTCTCCCTTGCGTGGTCTTCTTCATTGAAGTACTCTGGTGCTACGAGCTTCACCTTGCTGCCGTATGTCAGTTCGATTCCCTTCTGTCCGAAAAGGACGGGGTTCTTGATTCCTGTGTAGGTACCGCTGTCCACCATCATTTTCTTCATGTCCTTCTCGGCTTCTGCCTTCAGCTCCATTTCCGCTGCCTCCACCAATTCGTCATCGATGAAGGTAATGTCCATATTGTACATGTAGAGCGTGTCTCCTACGGCTGGCTTCATCGTCTCGTTCGGCAGCTCAAGGGTGTAGGTGTCGTTCCTGGTTATCTCGAAGAGCTGTTTGTCGTCGGTGTCTGCATCTGGGTTGAAGTGTACCTCGAAGTCCATTCCGTTCAGCTTACCGCTCTCGAAGTGGATGCTCAGCGGCTTGTTATCTTCCTGCGTCTCGTAGATGCTGTCGAAAACGAAAGGTGAGCCGTCCTGGAGCTTCGCCTTAAATCGGTATGCTGTCCAATAGGTCACGTTGCCTGTGTCCGTGTCGGAGGTCTTGGCTGCTATCTCCGTGACCTCCGTAATGGTAAGCAGTGCCCTTGGGTAGATGTCCTCGTATGTCTTAACGATTTCCGTGATGTCGTCTGGATCCAGGTTCTTGTCACTGTCAATGTATGGCGTGCCGATTGGCAGCTGGAGGATGGTGTCGCTGACGCCTTGTATCGCTACCTCGCTCTGTCCGTCTATCGGCTCCGTGTAGAGCTTACTGACGTATGCCATGGCAAGATGGGAGAGTGTGACCTGCTGGCTGGTTCCTGCCAGCTGTTTTGTCTTGTCGGTCAATGCGTAGCAGTCCCTGCCGTCGTTCACGCTGCTCATTCCGTCTGAGGTTATGCCGATGAACTCGATACCTGTCTCCATCTTGTCTGCCAGCGTCAACCTTGTGTTTGGGGTGATTGCTTTCTTCTGAAGCTGCAAGTTCTTGAAACTGAAAATAGGGTAGCTGTCTCGCTCCACCTTCACCATCGTAGTCTTGCTGTCCTCTGTCTGTCCACTTGTTTCGTCTCCGATGATGAACTGAACGCCTGTTCCGTTCTGAAATCCGATTGCATCTATCATGCTGCCCACCTCAATCTCGAAGACTGGGTTATTCCAGGACACCGTCTGTCCTGCTGCTGGGTTGGTGTATGAACCGCTTACGACCTTGAATGTGAATGTCTGCCCTTCGTACTTGCTGTAGCTGGTTATCTTGATACGTTTCTTCTCGCTGAAGAAGTTCTTCGGCTTGTTGGTGGTGAATCTTACCTTCGTGCCGTAGATGGTATGGAATCCGTCTATCGTGAATGGGTTCTTCAGCTTACGCCTGTAGTTCTGGTTGAGGTTGCGGCTTGAGCCGAATGCGTAGAGGCGAGTACCATGCTCCTCGCTGTCCTCGCTTCTGCTCAGTCCGTTCAGCTCCTTGCCCTGCTCCAGCGTTATTGTCTGCTCTCCCTGCTCGCATCTGCCGAAATGGATTGTATTCTCGGTTATCCACCATTCTGTGTCGAACGCTTCGGCTATCTTGTCGAGTGCCGATAGCAGGGTGGTGCTGTCGTATGCTATCAGCTTCGCCTCGTTCCTCTTCTCTACGTCATCGTGGATATAAACGAGGTATTCCTTCCCTGCGTAGGTGTAGCCGATGTTGGCTAGGTTGTCCGTCAGAATACCTGCATGCGCCTGCAGGGTGTCCGTGAGGCTCCATTTGGCTTCTTTTCCGTTCACGCTCCCTCTTCTAAAGAAGATGATGCGGTTCTTGAATTTATACCATGGACGGTCTAGGCGCAGCTCGTAATCGTAGCCGATGTCCTTGCTAGCCTTGGTTGGTGTCGGCAAGTTCACGACCTCGAATCGTCCGAGACTTTCGATGTTGGTATAGAATCCCTTCTTCAATGCCAGGACGGAATCGCTGGAGAAGTTCACGGTGATGAACTCCTCCTCCTGCTTCTTCCATGTATACGTGCTCCCGCTTCCTACATGGATGGTATATGCCTTGGCTTGCGCCCTGTTATAAAGTTGTATCTTCATAATTGTCCGAATCCTTGGTTCCTCTGTTTGCTGGGTTCGGTTCGTTCAGCGTGAGGCTGAATGTCGCCATACCCTTGAAATATGATTTGAATTGTTTACAGCTCTTGTAATCGCACCTGTACACCACGTCCTTCTCGTACTTGGTTCTGATGTTGATGCGTCGCTTCTTCAATTCCTTCTTGAATGCGATGAGCTTCTTGAACATGTCGTCCCTGCTGGTTGCGTAAAGCTGGACGAATAGTGTGATATCACGTTCGTCCACCTTTGGCTTCGCCTCCTTGCGTATCTGCTTTCCGTCCTCTGTGGAGGATTTGTTGCTGACCGCATCCTTCAGCGGCTCTGGCTCTACCAGGGAGCAAAGGGAGGAGTCGCTTAAGCAAACGCCCCACATGCCGAATGCGTCCATGTCGTTGATGAAAAGTTCGCCTTTTCTGTTCATGCCTCTGTCTCCTTATAACTTTTCGGTGTTCTTTCTTATCTTCTCCAGCTTCTGGTTCATCGATGGCAGCTCGCTGGTGTGTCGCTCTATCTTCTCCAGGTACCCGACGGCTTGGATCTGCATCTCCATCATGTCGTCCATGTTGCTGCGGATAATGGCTGCGCTGTTGGCAATGATGGAGTTGTTCTCTACTTGCTGCTGGACGGCATCTGCAACAATGGACAGGCTGTTCTGTATGCTGGTAAGTCTGCCGTTTGTCTCGTCCTGCTGGTCTTGCGTCGCACCGCTGAGAGTTGCGCTGGTGCTGCTCTGCGTGTAGTCTTCCTTTGGGTCGATTCCTGCGGCAGCGTAGGCGTTGTCTCTTGCCTGCTCTCCCTTACGGTATGCTTCCTCGTATTTCTTTTGGAGGTCAGTTTTTTCGCTTTGGTCGAGCTTGCCGTCTGCCATTGCGCTTGCAAACTGCGTGTACCAATCCTGCATATCCTTGGCGAGTGTGGTCTTGGTGATGTATGTAAGAACTGCTTCTTCCATGTATTCCTTGACCTTCTTGGTTGCATCCTTCACGCCCTTGGTGGTGTCACTCAGCAGCTCTTTCAATCCGTCCCTGGTGTTGTCGAAGGATAGGTTCGTCACTGCCTCGTTGTAGTCATTCTGCAAGTCGATGAGTTTCTTGTAATACTCGATGTACTCATCCATGTTGCTGGCGTTGCTCTTGTATCCGTCGTTGCTGGCATTCTTAATCTTAGACCAGAGGTCTGTCGCTTCGTCTGCCACCTTCGCCATCTGCTCGCTGGTAAGGTTCCAGAAGTCCGAGGCTGAGCGGACGTTCTCTCCTGTGATTTGGCTGATTCGCTGCCAATCAGCGGAGCTCATGGATTCGTTTATGTGTGCGTTGGAGGAGTGTTTTCCTCCTATGCCGATGAATCCGTTCTTGTATGCGCCACCTGTATCTCGCATGATCTGTTGCTTGTTGGCGGTGGCATCTTCAAGGTTCTTCTTCGCTCGCTGGTAGGTGTCGGTTGCTTCCTGTCCTGCCTTGTCTTTCATGACCTCAGTCAGCCTTGTTACGGCTGATTCCAGGTCTTGGTTGGATTGGGTCAGGTCGTTGATGGTGTCCTCGATGCTGGTGTCGGTACCGAATAGCTTGCTTCCTGTAAGGCTTCGGAAAACTCCACCGACCGCTCCGAATGCGGATTGAAAAACGTTACCTACGAACTTGAAGAGTCCCTGCTTCTGTATTGCATCAAGCAATGAAAGGATGGCACCGATGATGCCTCCTATCTTCGAGCCTGCCTCTCCGAATACGTTTGCGACGTTGCTGGCGACGTTGCCAAGTTCTGAAAGGCTCATCTCGCTGGTGCTGCCCAGCTGGGTTATTGCCTGCGATAGCTGGATGAGGTTGTCCGTCGTGGTGTCGAAGCTCTTGTCTCGGTTCACCTTGCTGGTGTCCTTGTCTTTCTTTGCATTGTCTGCCTTCTTCTGTGCAGCCTCGACCTTCTTTTTCGCAGCCTCCTTCGCCTCTTCTGGTGCGTCGCTGTCCTCGATGTCATCAAACTCCGATAGGGCGATGTTCAGCTCTTGCAGGGCGGTGGTGTATCGCTCGCTGGCTTTCTCGTATGCCTTGCAGTTCTCTGCCAGGTTGCCGAATATTCCGCTCCCCTTGATGATGGCATCGTTGAGCTGGTCTATTGCCGTGGAGACTACCTTCTTGTTTTCTGGTGTCGCCTGCTGGTATTCCTTGCTGTTCTTGTATGAGGTGAGCTTGTCTCTCGTTGCCTTCAGCTGTTCGGTGGTCTGTCGGTCGAGGTTGTTGAATACTGCATCCCAATCAATGGATTTTTTCAGCTCATCGAGGTAAACGCTTTGTATGTTCTCCTCCAGGGCTTGCGCTGCCTGCTGTCTCTTATGCTCGTAGTTCTTGGCGATATCGTTCTGTCCCAGCTTCTCGGCTTCATCTCTCAGCTTTGTAAGCTGGGCGATGTCGTCCGTGATAGCCTTGCGTGTCTTCTCTGCCTTCTCGTTATCGTCATCGTATTTATCGAGCAATGCCTTGATGAGCTCGCTCCTCTGCTGGGTCGTCGTAGCGTCCAGCGATTGTTTCTTGGCGGTGATGCCAGCCTTTTCCTCATCGGTTAGCTTGATAGCCTTCTGCTGTCCTGTTGCGTAGAAGCCCTGCTTCTCATGCTTTGGATCTGCATCCCATAGGTTCTTCGCATGGTCTATCTTTGCCTGGAGGAGCGATTGTTCCTCCTTGTCGATGGCTTCTTTCTCTTTCTTGTAGTTGAGGTCGAGCTGGGCGAGCTTCTTCGCCTCTCCCTCCTGCATGGCATCCACTATGGCTTGTGCCTGGAGCAGCTGGTTGGCTTTCTGCTGCTGTTCCTGCTGCTGGCTGTATCTGTAGGTTTCCTCTGCCGTCTTCTCGTTAGCCTTGGCTTGCTCCTTGGCTGCTTTCTCGGCTTCTGTCTGCTGCTTATGCGCTGCCGTGGTTCTAGATTGGTGCGTGGAGACGGTTCTGCTGGCGATGTGGTCTTGCGCTTCCTTAACGAGCGAGACCTGCTTGTTCCACTCCTTGCTTCCCTTCTGGCTGTCTGCCATCTGATCGAGCTTGGCTTGCGCCTCCTTCTGCTGCTTTTCCCAATCGGATTTATTGTATGTGGTCTTCGACCTGGTTCTTGCTGCTGCGATTCCCTGTGCCTTGGTAAGCATGGACAGGATATCGCTTTGGCTGTATGCGTAATTGCCGAGACCCTTTAAGTTGAAGCGGACGTTCTTGCCTGTCCTCTTGCCTTTGGTGAGCGTGTTAATGACCTGCTGCAGCTGGTGCTTCGTCATGTCCTTGAATGTCTCAGCGAATTTGTCCGCATTCTGTGTTGTCAGTTCCCTGGCGACGTTCTTGTTGGCTCCGACGCTGTAATCCTTCGAGAACTTGATTTGTTCCTCGATGGTGGCTCCTCGGTACCATGGTTGGTTCGTCTTTTGTTTGTACCATTTATTCGCCCAGTCCACTTCGGCTTGCTGCGAGCCTGTCAAGAACTGCCTGTATTGGCTGGCACCCATTCCTGCGCTGACAGCCTTGTTTCTTGCTTGCTGTTCTAGTTTGAAGGCTCGTGTGGCTCTGTCTGCGTCATTCTTGTCAGTCTTAAGTCTCCGCACCCTGTTGAGTCCATCCTGTGCTGCAATCTCTTGTTTAAGTTTTAATATGTTGCGGAGGTGTCCTTCCTCGTCTATGTATTTCTTGATGATGGCTGGATATCGCTGAATAAGCAGATTCATAGCCTTCCTGCGTCCGTGGGTTGCATCCTCGTCCTGCTGTGCTCGCTCGATGGCTCTGTCTGTCTCATCGTTGTATTCCTGCTCCTTCTGTTTAGCTGTTTCCATCGTCTCGTTGAGGGCGGCTTGCGCCTTCTCCTCTGCCGTGGTGCTGTCGTGGCAGGCTACCAATACACCGACCAATACACCGAGGGCGGTGGCTGCTGCTACGTATGGGTTGGCGAGCATCGTTGCGTTGAGGGCGGCTTGTACCTTCTCTACGACGGCAATTCGCACCTTGGCGATGGTCAGCGTCTCGATGTGGAGCTTCTCGGCTGCAATGGCAGTAACCACCGCTGCCTTGTAGATTCCGTATGTGGTAATCAAGCCCATGATGATCTGTCCTACCTGCTGGTAGTTGGCGATTATCTTCTGTGCCATGTCGATGCTGCCTACGATGACTCCTTCCTGGGCTTCGCCTATGTCGTTGAGCATGTACTGCCAGGCTCCTTCAAGGTTGGATATCGCTCCCTTCAAGGTCTTGCTCTGTGCTTCGAGCATTCCGTTGAACTGACCTCCCTCGCTGGCTGCTGCGTGGAACGCATCTTGCACCATCTTGGTGGAGATTGCGCCTTTCTCCATCTCTTCCTTCAGCTGTCCGATGCTCTTGCCTGTCTGCTCGCTAATCACCTGCAATGGGTTGAAGCCTGCATTAATCATCTGCAATAAGTCCTGTCCCATGAGCTTGCCTGTTGCACTCATCTGGGAGAAGGCAAGGGTGAGGCTCTTGAACTTCTCGCTGTCGCCCATGGAAATGTCGCCAATGGCTTTCAAGTGCAGCATAACGTCCTGGGCAGGAATGTTGAAGGCGAGCATGGTCTGCGCTCCTGATGCGAGGTCTTGCATAATCATTGGGGTGCGGAGTTCGTATTCCTTTATCTGCTCGAAAAGCTCGCCACCGACCTGTTCTCCTGCGAGGGTCTTGAAGGAGGTCTGCAGGCTTTCCATCTCGCTTCGTATGCTGATGACCTTGCTCTCGAATTGGGTTAGCTGCTGGATTGAAAAGTACGCACCAATTCCTGCAGCAATCTTTTTGAGGCTTGCGTCCATCTTCTCGGTCTCGCTCTTGGTAGCGTTGCCGAGGTCGTGGATTTTATCTTCCGCTGCCTTCGTCTCTTGCTGCAGGGCTTCTGTGCTGACCCCATTGAATGCTGAGTCTATCTTCTGTCCAGCTTGTGTGGCTTGCCTTCCGATGTTGTCGAATTGCTGCACCACCTTCTCAGCGTCCGATTGGAGCTGTGAATCGTCTATGCCTATCGAGAATCCTTCTCTTCCGTTGTCGAAATCTGCCATTTTAATACTCCTTTACGAAGACTTCCTCTTCGTCTTCGTCATCTGTGAAATTTTCGGGATTGTTTGCGTCGAGTTTCGCATCCCATTTTGGTGGTTGCTCATCATCAAACTGCGGTGTCGCTGCTGAATATAGCGAAAGGTTGGCGTAGCTGTAATCGTATAGGATCTCCTCTGGTGTGGCTCCTGTGTTCTTCGCCCAGCCGATGATTATTGACCAGGGGCTGTCTGTTCCACTTCCTTGGTTCTCGCCAGCGTGTTTATTTCGGATAGGGAAGTGGTAAGCCCGAAAAAATCGCCCAGCTGCATCTCCATGAGTCGCTTGGTGATGGTCTCGTTCAGCGTTGCTGGCGTGATGTCCTCCATGATGCGCATGGCTACAAAGTCCAGCTCGCTCATGGTCTCCTGGTGCTTGGTGAATCTGAAATGTCGCCAGCTCCATTTCTTCGTCTCTGAAATCACGACCTGGTGGTTTTCTCGTATGCGCTTGGCTCCGAGCACCAATATGGCAGCAATGCGTCCGATGGCTTTGCAGTCCCTGGCGGTTCGGAGGGTTTCGAGGAAGATGCTCTTCGTCTCTTTGTTAATTAACGGCATCTTCGAGGTTTCCTCGCTCACCAGCATTATGGTCGCTGGTGTCGGTGCTGGTATCTCGTAGGTGCGTCCGTCTATCTCCAGGGAGGTTGTCTTGCGCTGGAGGATGGTATCGACCACCTGCTGTTCTAATGTTTTCTGTTCTTCCATGCGATTAAAGTGAAAGAGCAGGAGGGTGGCTCTGTCGCTTCCTCCTGCTCTTGGATGAAATTATGGGTTATTTCAAAGCCTCTTTGGTTGTGAAACGGGAGTACCAATAGTTGTTGTCAACAGCTGGGGTTCCACCCGATTCTGGTGTCTCTGGTACGCCTGTTGTCTTGAAGATTGAAGCGGTGATCTTGATGGCGTTACCATTCTGCTCGTCCATCGCTGGTGCTACCTTGATGCGGCAGAGCGGAGCCTTGATGCCTCTCGCTCCCTTGTTGTGTGGGGTAATCTTAATCGATTTGTCTCCTGGCACAATGTGGGTCTTGACCTTCTGTTCGCCATCAGCGTCCTTGGCTGCAATGCCCAGCTTCTCGTAAAGCTCCGCAGTTGGCTCGATGACGGTAGTCTCCACCTCGAGTGTTCCTTCGAGGTCTTCCTGCGCCACGACTTCGCCTCCTGTTGCCTTCATCTGCAGCTGGTCGCCATCGTTGGACGTGAGGGTCGTTGTCTGGTCTTTGATGGTGCCGACATTGAAGAGTGTAGTTGCGAATGCATCGTTCTCTCCTGTGTCGCCAATCTCGACCTTGCACTTGCCCCATGCCATGATGATTTTCTTTGAATCTGCCATGTGCTTGTTCTCCTTGTTTATAAAAATGTTGCTAATTTAAAATGAATTCCGATATTAACGAAGTGCTCGTTCCGCTCTGGTACCGCAATGGTAGCCGTTGCCTGGAACTTGTCGAAGATGTAGGCGGTGCAGGAATCATTAAGGGTCTGCAGCACCTGTTCGTCGATTGCCTCCAGCTCCATCAGTCTTGCTTTGTCGGGTACCAGGCTCGCTCCTCCGTTATTGATGTCGGGGACGTATATGTTGAGCCTAGCCCTGCCTTCCTGGATCTGTCCTGCTGTGGCATTTGAACATGTAAGGACTGCGTCTTCGGTATTGGCTTCGATAGGTCGCAGCTCGCTGGGGTAGAATGTTCCTCTTATCGTACTTCCCATCAGCTCTTCAAGGGCTGCGTACATGTCCATTTCTATTGTTGTCGTTCCTTTGCTTGCCATTGTCACTTCGTTTTGAATAATCGGTTAAGCATTGCCTTGATTTTGCGTTCTGCCATCTGCTCGCTCGTATCGAGAACGTCGAGGCTCATGGCTTCGACGTATTGGGCGTATGGCATTCCTGCTACCATCAGAAAAACAATGCCTTGTGTTGTCTGCTTTGCCGCAAGTTCATGAAGAAAAGCTACGCCTTGTTTCTTTCCCTCTGTTCCGTCGCCCTTGCCTCCATTCACGGCTTTCCATTCTCCCTCGTGTACTATTTCGCCATCCACGAGGACGCAGTAGCCGATAGAGCTGCAAAGGTTGCCTGTCTGGTTCAAGTACTTGTGTCCACTCCTTGCTTGGGTCAGGCATTCCTCCCCAATGTAGAAAAGCTGGGCGATGATGGCTTGCTTCCTGTTCTCTATCATGGCGTTCATCCTTGCTCGGATGTCTGCTTGCGTGAAGTTGGGTTTTATTGGCATGGTAATCTCTTCTAGACGGTGATCTGCAATGCTTCTACTGCTTCGAGGTAGGTGATGTCCTGCACTTCAAACTCTCCGAGATCCACGCCTCGGTTGTCGGTTAGCTTCACTCTTTTGGCGGTGAAGTCCTGCGGTTCGATTAATACCTTGGCTGCAAATTGTTTGAACTTGCCGTCCTGGTACGTGCCTTGGTGGTCGCTCTTGTTTTTTACGATATTGCAAGGGATGCCCTTGTCGCTCAGTTTGGTTTCCACCTTTTGGGGGATGCCGTGAAGCATTCCCCCTCCAGTGGTATCGTAAGTAAAAAGAAAGCCGTTCTGTATAATCATCAGAAGTCCTCCCCGATGTAGCCGCATGGGATATCTGTTCCTGCTTCGTCCTCTCCCAGCTCTGCTAGCAGGCTGTTCGATTTCTTGGCAAAGCGTGAGCGTTCGTCCTCGTTGAATGTGTAGCTGATTCCTCCCTGGGTGATGTTCGGAGCTTCGGCAAGAAAGGCGTATGTGAGGGCTTTCGCCTTCTTGAACTCGTTGCTTGCTCGCACCTCCCTGGTGATGTCCGCATCTGCATCCAGCCCAGCTTCATCGATGATGTTCTCAATCGTCGCTGCTGGTATCGGGTAGCTGCTCATTGCTTTAATTGCGTTGCTTGTCTTCATGCTGCTTGTTTATAAAACGTTGTTATGCGCTCGCCTCTCCGTTCGCCCATGTCTGGTTTGCGGTGTTGAGGAAGACGAGAGACTTGCGGTTGATGAGTCCTGGCTGAACGTATGCCTCTGCCATGGTGGTCTCGGTCTGTGGGTTGACCTCGCTGTAGCGTGTCACCTTGTAGAAACCGCCATAAACCTGCAGGGCAGCGGTGTTCTTTACCATTGGGACGTTCTTGTAATAAGTCCAGCCGAGCTGGATGGTTGGTGAAAGTGTAACCACATTCACGTTCCATGGCTTGATGGTCTCTTTGCTGCCGTCCTTGTGCTCGAGGCTCACGTAGGTATCGAGGACGATAATCTGCGGATAGCCTCTGGTTGGGCTTGCGTTGTAGGCGTTGATTTTCTCCAGCGTGATCATGTCCGCTGTAATCATGGACAGGTCATTGACCTGTGGGTACAAACGCTTTGCGGTCTTCTTCTGTGCTACCAGCTGCTGGAACTTCGCTTTCTCCATGAATGCGTAGCGTGGCTTGGTGAGTCCCTGCTTTGCTATCATGTCCTGGGCGTTGGCAAGGTCGAGGAGTCCGTCTGCGTTCTCCTCATCGCTCCACTCGTAGCCCTTCTTCTTAACGACAGCTCCTGCCTTGACCTCCGAAATCTTCACACCGATGAAGTTGCCCTTCGGTACGTTGAAGTCGATGATGTCCTGTGATGCCATGTCGCCTTCAATCTTTTCTGGGAAGGTCTGTACACCGCTTGATGCGATGCGCATGCAGTCCAGCTCCACCTTGTAGTCCATCGCCTTGCGGACGAATGAAACGTCATCGTAAACCATGTTAACGAGTTCCTGTTTTTCCTGCTGGTTCTCGGTTGCTGAGTTTGCGAGTGTCTGTGAATCGAGGTATTCGTTAATTTCAATTTCATCCTTGTCTCGGCTCACGGAATACTTGGAGAGCTTACCGCTCCATGTGCCGACCTTCTGGCGTGTCTTCTTTGGAGCCTTGGTGTTGAATGCGACACGATCGGCAGCTACAGGGATTCCCTCGTCACCCTCCAAGCCCTTGATATCGAACTTTCGGGTGTATTTCAATGGGAAGAGGGTAGCCCATGCTAGACCTGTACCTGGCTGGAACTTGTTGACGGTTGCCTGCATTCCAGGGATGTCAATGTCGAATAATGGTGCTTCCATTGTTTCTTTTCTCCTTTGTGTTAATTAATTAATCGAGCGTGATGCCCTTCATCAAATCCACGATTTCGGCAGCGACAGGTGCTGTCTCCTTGCGAAGGCTTGCGGCTCTAATCAGTCGAGCCTCGAAGTCACCCTCTCCAGCCTTGCCAAGGTTGCCCATGAAATTGCCGAGAATGTATTCTGGCTTGTGGATTGGTGCAGCCTCTGCTTTGCTTCCGTCCGCTGCGCTGGCTGCCTGGTAGAGGACGGTATCCTGGGCGATTGCCACGCCCATCGTCACGGTTACTACATCGTAATCGTCGCTGGTGGTGGTGTCGACCTCTGTGCAGGCGACACCCACCTTGCCGTGGGCGATTACGTCTCCCTTCTTGATACCGCTACCCTTGGCAATCTTGATAGTGGTGTCAGAATCTTTGCACTCTGTTACGAGGCGGTATCCCTTGATTGGGACGTAGAGTCCGCTTGCTGCGTCCTGTCCCATTGCGAGACCTGGCTTCAAATCGAACTCTGGGTTCTTGACGAGTCCACCTCCTGGCTTCTCCGATACGATTGTCTCGAAGATGATAGGGTCGGCTGGAGCTGCGTCCTGGTGCTTGAACATTCTGTTCATGGCTTTTTCCCTTTTAAAAGTTTAACTTGGCTACTGCTGTGGTGCCTGCTGCGCTGGTTGTGCAAGTCCGATGATTACAGGCGATGCCGTCTGTGCCTCTCGGCTTGCCTCTGCATTAAGGTAAGCGGTGACCGCTGGGTCTGCCTCTTCGCCTGGCTTGCGCTTTCCACCGACAGGTGGTGTGGTCTTGGCACCCTGCGCCTTCTCCTCCTTGATGTCGCTCTCGATGAACGGCTTCTGCTGGTCGAGCCAGCCGTTGAAGTCCTCGTCGTCCTTGAAGGTGAGTCGGTCGTAGTTTCGCATGTAGCGTTCCTTCAATTTGTCGGATGCTCCTTCAAATAATGCGCTGAACTTATCCTTGCGCTGGTTGCCGAGCTCCTTGGTTTTCATGCCATTGATTTCGGTTCGCAGCTGCTGGTTGTCCTGCTGGATCTGTTTGAGCATCTTCAACACCTCGCTGTCTTCCCCTCCTGCTGGTGGTGTAGGCGGCTGTGGTGTTTTTTGCTGTGGTGGCTCGATAGGCTTGCCATCCTTCAGCTTGTACTTCTTCTCATAGTTGCTAATGGCTGAACTCTGAACTTCGTTAGCTCGTCTGTCGCCTTCGCTGTCTATGATGGATTGGAAGGTCACCCCATCTACGACGGTTTTCACTTCGTCCTCCGTGGTTGTCGTCTCAGCCTTTTTCTTGGCTATCCGCTCTAGAATTTTGGAATCAACCCCTGGAAATTTGGTTTTGAGTCCTGCTAAAATCTTTTCAAACATAAATTTTACGTTTTGGTTATACAAATTTGTAATGGCGCAAATTTACGGCTTTTTTCGTTAAAGTGGTTGTGTGGTAATCACTTTTTAACGTGAATTAACCTTAAAATCGGAAAATAGCCGCTTTTTCGCTTGGGTGTTTCGTGCTTTTTTCGTAAATTTGCCGCAAAAATTGGCTTATGCAGGTTTCAAAGAAAATATTAGATTTCGTTAGCCAGAACCTTGGTTCTGATTATTCCGTTTCTCCAATTGGGGAAAAGGACGGAGCTTCGTGTTTCTCTGCCTACATAAAAAACGAGAAGACAGGCTTCCCTGTCGCTCTCGTTCTTGATTCAAATGGTGAAATTACCAAAGTTGGCGGTTTTATTGCGCTTGATGTCATTTCGTCATTTAAGAAAGATTGAAACGTATTTAATGTTCAGCAATTTGTCGCTGACCTTTATTGCTCCATCTTTCAATATTGGGTCTTTTCTCATATTTGCGCAAAGGTATTTTATATCCTTTTCCTCGAATCCGCTTCCTTCGGAGTTGTCTTCCTGTGGCTCTATGTATTTTATGCTTCCATCGCTGAATCGTTTTACGATTGTGCAATGTCCACCTCTAGGCTCCCAGCTTAGACCGACCTCGTATGTTCCTTCTTCTTTGCAAACGTCATCGAAGTATTGGAGGTATCTTTGCTGCGTCATGTGTCTCCAGCTTGGGTGCGCTTTTAGGTAGTCCTTAAAGCTGGTTATGCTTACTGCTGATCCGTCTTTCTCCGTCCATGTCTCCAGCCAATTATTGCCCTTGCTGAGATAGTTGGATAAGTCTCCCAATGCCTTCGTGTTTCCCTTTGCATAAATATTGAATCCCCATTCTCGCAATGCGTAAGCTGGTGCGCATGTCTGGCAGTTTATGCCGTATTGCTCGTGCTTTGCCGCATCGTACAGCGGATTCTTTCTGACATGAATGTTTGTTCCTCTTATCTTTATTCTTGAACTTGCATCAGCGATGTATTCATTTACATGTCGAGGATTTGCGCTCTGCCTGTCTGCTTCCTCGTAGGTCATCGGTCTTCCCTTCTTGATTCCGAGGCTCTTTTCGATGTCCTTCATGTTGGCGATTTGCTCCTTGCTGAAGCTACCCCATACCTGGGTGTCCCATTCGTTCTGTGCTTTCACGCCCTTCTCGAATTTAGCAAACAAAGCCTCGACCTCATTCACGGATGCGTCCTTGCCTATGGCGTTGCGCAGGGCTATCTGTCTCTTCGTCAATGCTGGGAGTGTCTGTCCCTGGCTATATGTGAGCGTCTTCATCAATTGGTCGCAGCGGTTGTCGTATGCGTCGATTCTTCTTTCTGTCCATGCGTCTTGAATGTCTGCCACCTGCTCCTTTGTTCTCGCTGTGTGTCTCTTGGCAGCGATTTCCTTTGCAGTTGGTTTCTTGATGACGACAGGTTCAGTTTTCTTTGCGCCTATCTTGTATTGCCCAAGGTTAAAGCCTCGTGGCAGGACGATTTCATCCTCTGCGCCTCCAATGATCAGGCAGTGCGTACCCTTCGGTATGCGGTATGCGTACAGGTGCTTCGAGCCGTACATCTCGGACGAGAAGTGCTCTGCGATGGTGATTCGTGTTGTCGTGCTGGAGTATGCTGGATTGATATCTATTGGAGCATCCTTTGTTCCTCGATAAACGACAATGTCCTTCTTCAGTGTGGTTCGGCTCATAATCTTATCAATCTGCTCTTGCACCTCTCTTTGTTTAGCGTTGAGTGGCTTTCCTGCACGCAGGGCTTCGTTCAGTTCTTCAAATCCCCATTGTCTGAAACTATCTACGGCATCTTCCTCAGCCTTGGTGCGTAGCTTCGTTGGCTTGAGGTTAGCTTTCTTCATCTCGGCATCGTATGCCTTGTCGAGCAAGTCACGATAGTGGTCTTGGTTCTGTTCCGTCCAGCCTTCTGTCTGTACGAGTTCCAATAGCTCCCTGTCGTTCTTGCTGATTCCCTTCCATTCGTCCGCTGGCTTACTCTTAGGTGTCGCTGCAATTGCACCATCCTTCTTGTTGGATTTTTCCATGCCTTCCCATCGCAGTCCCTTGGCAGGATCTCCGTCTTTGAAGTTGTCCTTGATGAAGTAGGGCATGGAGGTGGCGTTCTCGATTCTTGCCTGGTTGTCCTTCATCCATTTGTTGAACTCCTTTGGCATTTTCTCCACCTGCCCTGTGAACTTCCAATGGCTCACGTCCTCTCCGTTCATGATTGCGGTGGTGTATGCGTCCATCTCCTCCTGGCTGGCGAGGACGGAAACTGCATAACATCTGCACCATGGATGCCATCCTGTGAACTTGAAGTCCTTTGGAAAGCGTTTTCCGTCGAATAGGTCGCAGATGTCCTCCGTCGGGTGGTTGTTGCTGATATGGATTTCGATACCGATAACAAAAGGGAGAGCCTGCCATCTGTTGTGGTCTGCCGTCCTGTAGGCGATGTTGTTCTCGGTCGCTGTCATTCGGAGGGCGTTCTTGTAGCTGGAGCGATAAACTCCCTGCCCTGGGTGGTATGCGGCAGCAGCCTTGGAGAGGCGCAAAGCTCCGCTCTTATCTCGTACTCTTCTGAATAGCTTGTTTGGCTCGACAAGGTATTTTCGAACGTCTCGGCTCAGAGCGGCAGCACTCTTTCCTTCGCCCATGCCCAATTCCAGGGCGAGCTCCATTTCGCTCTTGAACTGCTGGGTGAGGTTCCAGACCCTGCGGCTGAGATTCATTCCTGCTTCCTTGCGTGCGATGAATGCGTTGAGTGCCTCCAGGTGTGGGTGCTTCCAAGCCTTGACGGTCTTCGCTGGGAGCTTCTTCTTGCCGATGATGGAGTCCACCATTGCGTCGTTCTTGGTGTTGGAGAGCGTCCAGCTTTCCTGGTCTCCGTCCTCGATGTTGGCTTGGAGGCTGCTTCCGAGGTCTTGCATGAGTGCCTCCATCTCCTTCTTCAAGGCAGGGAAGTCCTCGAAGTGGAACTCTTTCTTTGGGTCGGCATCAAAGAGCGAGGGCGCAGCTGCCTGTACGATGCGCTTGATGGCTGCATCGTATAGCTGCTGCACCTTCCTGGCTCTCTTTGCGAGGTTCTCCTTGTGCTTCTTGTCGTATGTGCCTATGGTGAACGTCTTTGGCATATTCTAATCCTTTACATGGTTGGTTCGTTGGTGAAGGCATCGTTTGCCATTGCCTCCTCCTGTTCGATTCTCTTCTCTTCCTCCTCGACCTCCTCTTCTGGTACCATCTTGAGCCTGCGGATGGCGGTTCTTCGTGACACGATTGGTTTTCCTCCTGTTGCGTCGCTCATGTCCTTGATTTCCTGGCTGCGGTCATCGATTTGGAAGGCTGTAATCTCGTTGGTGACGGTCAATGTCTCGAATGCCTGCGCCAGCTCTGGGTACATGATCTTGCAGAAAGCTCGTACCACGTTGACCTCTCTGTCGAAGAACTCCAGCCAATCTCCGCTTTCGTCCGTGACCTTCATCTGGCAATCGATGAAGAGCATCTTGCGTGCCTCTCCGCTCATCGGGGTGGCTTTCATCTGCTCCATGCTCATGTCTGGCAGCTGGAGGCTGGTGTGGATATTGCGTCTCAGCTCTTCCGTGAATAGCTTCTGTGCATCGGTAGCCTGGCTCCAGGTTGCGTACCCAGCCTTGTCTCCCTTGCCGTATCGGAGGACGTTGCGCCCTGCGTTGTCGTCGGTTGGCTCCTGCTTTTTGTTTTTTGGAGCGGTCACCTTCTGGCTGTCCGAATAGATGACCCATGTCGGTCGGCTGTTCTTGCGGAGGTAGTTGCCAGCTCTGCTCTCCGTCCATTCCAGCTCGTAGCCGTTGTCGCTCTGGTCTTCCCAGATTGGGAGGTCTCGGTGTATGTAGATGCCTGCTATCTTTTTGATATTGATAGGCTCTGGTACGATGTCTTCCTTCCATCCGTTGCTGTTCATGTTGATCCAGCGGAAGTGGAACTCATCGGTGTAGGTATCGAAGTAGGTTACGGTGTCGTTTCCTTTCTTCCTGGTGTATTGGACGCTGAGTGCTATCATGTCGTCGTATTCGTCGAATAGTGGGTACAAGATGTCTCCGTCCAATGGCGAGAAGGTGCGGCAGCGCAGTTTCAGCTTGCTTGGGTAGCCTGCGTATGTGGTGTCCTGCAGCTGGGCGTACCAAATGGTGACCATCTCGCAGCTTGCAAAGAGCTTGTGCGAACGCTTAAGGTTCAAGGCGTTTATTCTGTTCTTCTGAAAAATCGCCTCCATGATTGCTGCTGCCTTCTTCTCGTTGTCGTTCGCAGTGGTGTATTTGCGGTTGACGGGGATTGTGAACATCAGCTCCTTCATGCGCTTCACCGCCAGCTTCTGAATGTTGTATGTCACTCTTGTCATGCGCTCGGTCTTGCCTCTGCGTGTCTTGTCTCTGTAGTTCTTGTCTGTGTAAACAGGGTGCAGCTTGGGGTTGTACTCCTTTTCGAGCAGCTTCCATGGGATGACTTCGATGTTCTTCTGTCGCAAGTCCTCGATGATCGCTCCTGGCTGTCTGTTCTCTCTATCGATAATTTCTCTAATGTCTGGCATTGCTTTGTCTCCTATGTTTTTAAATTAATAAACTTCGTCCTCGATTTCCTCTTCTTCCTCATCCGTAATCTCTGCCGAGGTGAACAATCCGAAACGCTCCACGATGCCTGTTGTGCAGTCTGACGCATCGTCATGCTCGTTTCCTCCCTCCTTACGGTATGACTTCATGGCGTTGGCGTAATGCGTCCAGCGGTCTTCCCATCCTTCTGGGTAGAAGACCATGTTCTGAACCTTCGAGCTGTTCGTGAAGATTCGTGTCTGCTTGTTGGCGGTCTGTGCCAGGTCAATGAAGACCATGTCCAAATTGCCAAGGGTTCGCACCAGCTTCTCCACGTTCCTTCTGAATCCTCGACCTCCGTTGTTGCTCTCGACCACGACCTCCTGCGTCTGGTTCCGCACCAGCATTCTTGCTACGGCAGGTTCGGTGTACTCCATGCTCTTGTTGGTGAATACGATATCCGTCACGTAGCATCCGCTCTCGTATTCCTCGTAGCAGATGGCGCAGAGCCAGTCGGCTCCTGTGTCCGCTGTATCGATGTAGCACTTGCGCCTTGGCAGGTGTGCCTCTATCGGCATTGTGTCGTAAGTCTTGAAATGGGAATACATGAGACCTTCGATTGGTGTCGGGTTCTGCATGTACTGCGTCTCATAAACGAAGGAATTGGCGAGGCGTATCTTCTCCAGCTCCTCCAGGGTGTGCTTGAATTCCCAGAGCGGCTGGCGGTGTCCTTCCTCGTCAATGGTGACGCATGGCAGGCTTACGACCGTCCAATCGTCAGGCTCTATCTCCTGGAGGTAGCCGCAAAGGTCGTGCTCATGGAGTCGCTGCATGATGATGATGATTGGCGTGTTTCTGCTGTTGACTCGGTTTCTGATGGTGGTCTCGAATCGTCGGTTCACTCGCTCACGCACCACGTCGCTCAGCGCATCCTCTGGCTTGATAGGGTCATCGATGATGATGGCTCCTGCGAATCGGTAGGGGAGCGGATTTCCCTGCTCGTCCACTCTGTCCACCTCTCCAGCTCCGAAACCTGTTATCTGTCCGAGGGTGGAGGTTGCATAGACGCCTCCTCCTTGCTCCGTGTCCCATTGCGCCTTGGTGTCGCTTCCATACTTCACCCTGGTCTCAAACATCGCCTGGTATGCTTCGCTGTTTACGATGTCCTTTATGGCGATGGAGTTGTCCACTGCCAGGTCGCTGGAGTAGGAGAGGTGTATGAAATTGGAGGCTGGATTGATTGCGAGTCCCATGGCGATGAAGTTCTTAACCGCCAGCTCGGTCTTGCCGTATCGTGGTGCGATGTTGATGATGAGCTTGTTGCATTCGCCCTTCAGCACCTTATCCAGCGCATCGCATACTCTCTTGTGGTGGTGTCCGACAATAAACCGCTTGCCTCCGTTCTCCTTGAAGAAGTACCGAGTGAAGTTGAGGGGGTTCTGCAGTACCCACATCTTTTGCAGTTCGGTGTCGTGCATCATGCTAGTACTCCTCCTCCAGCTTCTTCAAATATGCGATTTGCTCCTCCCTGGTGAGCGGTGTCCCCTGCTGGATCTGTTTGCCGTTGGTGGTGATGTCCACCTTCTGCTGCGGTTTGCCGTATTGCCTGCCAATGAGTCTGTCCACGGTGGTTGTCTTGCCGTTCTTCATATCGATGATGGCAGCCATTGCCAGCGTCTTTGCGTAGGCTGGCGTTTCGTCTGCCTTCGCCAATACCTGCAAGTCCGACAGCTCCATGGCGAGGATGCTTCTCTCGATTGTGTTGATTTCGTCCTGTGTGAGTCCTTCGCTCTTCTTCAGCTTGCTCTTGGGGAGCACCTGCTTCAAGAGAGCCTTGACCCTGTCCTTCGGTTTGCCCTTCGGATTACCGCTCTGTCCCTTCTGCCATTTGTGGCTTTCTATGTTGGCGAGCTGGCTTTCCGTCATTGTCTCTTTTCCTCTTGGCATTGCTTATTCCTCCTTCTTCTTCGATTTTTTGGTCTGCTTGGTGCTGGCAGGTTCCTGGGCAGGCAGCAGGGTGCTTGCCTCTCGCTGCTTATCCTCCAGAATGTTGCCGATGCGGACAGCCTTCTGCTGGGTGAGCTCCTCCCATCGCTTGATGATGACGTCCACGTATATCGGCTCGAACTCCACCATGCGGCAGCACCTGCCGAGCTGTTCTGCTGCGATGAGGGTGGTTCCGCTGCCTCCGAATATGTCGAGGACGATATCCTTTACCCTGCTGCTGTTGCTGATGAGCTTGCCAATCAGCGGTACAGGCTTCATGGTTGGATGATCAGGGTTTTTCTTGGGCTTGTCGCAGTCTATTACGCTTGTCGGTATGTCGCCTCCGAATAGCTGCTGGAGCAAGTCCTTCATTTCTGCCTTGCTCATGCTCTCGATGTCCAGCTTCTGCTCGAGCACCGTGGTGAGGTTACGCTTGTTGGTGAAGTAATGGGCAGCTCCTTCCTTCCATCCGTACAGGCAGGGTTCATGCTTCCATTGATAGTCCTGGCGACCGAGGACGAGGCTGTTTTTGTTCCAGATGAGGCATTGGCGTGTCTCCCATCCGATGTTCTTCACCGCTGTTCGGAAGTTGAAGCCCTGCGAGTCAGCGTGCCAAATGTAGAAGGCTGCCCCTGGCTTCATGCTGTCGTTGGCATTCTGCAGGGTGTCCGTGAGAAAAGCCACGAAGTTCTCGTCTGCCATGTGGTCATTGGCGATTTTCATCTTTCCCTTCGCCTGGTAGTCCACGTTGTATGGTGGGTCAGTTACCAGCAGGTCTGCCTGTTCTCCGTCCATGAGGGCATCGAGGAACTCCTGCTTCGTGCTGTCTCCGCAAATGAGGCGGTGCATGCCGAGCTGGTAGATGTCGCCTGTCCTGCTGGTCGCCTTCTTTGGCGTGTTGCCAGCCACATCGTAGCCATCGTCCTTCGCTTCCTCTTCCTCCTCTGGGTCGGGAATGTCTGGTACGTCGATGGCAGCTGCATCTATCTCCTCTGGCTTCCAATCGTTGATGAGGTCGTCGAAGTTCGTCTCTCCAAAGCTGGAGTTATCCTTCAAGACGATGCGTCGCATCTTATCCATCGGGAAGTCGTGGGGGAGAATCTTGCAGACGGCTGTCTTGTATTTCAGCTTGCGCAGGGCTTCGTATCTCATGTTACCGCCAATGATGACGAATCCTCGCTCATCCTGGGTGTCATAAACGATAAGCTCTCGAAGCTCCAGCATCTCGGGGTCGTCCTGGATGCTCTTCACCAGCTTCTTGAATTTCGGGTCTCGTATGAATCGTGGGTTCTTAGGCAGCCCTTCCACCTGCCCTTGGTTCGGGTGGAGCTGGGTGATGTCCATGTCCCTTCTCTGAATATCTGCTGTTGTTGTGTCCATGCTTTTTGTCTTTCGTTGGTTTAAGCAGTGAAGGCGAGCCCTTCTTCAAGGCTCGCCTCTCCTGTCTGGAATTGTTGCTAAAATGGTGCGGCACCACCGCTGAATGCGGAGAATGGCAGGACGCTCTTTGCTCGCCCAGATGCCTTGGTGCTGCCGTGGAGGACGCTGCCTCCGCTCTTGTGTTCTGAACCGCTACTACTCATGGCTCGTTCTCCTTTGTTTTTGAAATTTAACTTTTATCAAATGTCATGCGTGTGAACAGATCCCACGCCTTGCTGTTGCGTATCGGCTTGCGAATGGTGGCGTATTTGTCGAGGATCCTGCTGAAGTGGTCATCGTAGAAATCGTACAGCTCTGGGTTCTCCTCCATGGTGAACTGCTCGATGTTTCCAGAGCTTCGGAGGTTCGCTGAGCCGTGCATGATAATCTTGCGCCCTCCCAGGGTCTCGAAGTGTACGGTCTTGGTGTGAACGCCTGCCACCGCTAATTGGAATCGGTCGTCAATGTCCAGCTGCTTGTAAATGTACGGAACCAGGCTTCTTCGCTCGTTGCCCCAGAAATAAACGCTGATGATGAGGTTCAATTCCTCGATGTAGCCCTTATCCATGAGGGTGTGCAGGCTGTCCACGTTGTTCTGGCTAAGCGAAAGCGTGCTTATCGTCATCTTCTTGGCGCAGGCTTGCTGGGTCGTTAGGTATGCCTCGATGAAGTCCCCGAATATGAAGGAACCGCTCACGAATGCATCGAAGCGTTCCCCGAATCCCAGGCGCAGCTCCTTCGCCATCTTCTGGGCATTGTCGTACATCACGAAGTCCTCCTTCATCGGTACCACCTTTGGCAGGGTGTACCTTGTCTCCTCCGTCTCGTCCGATGGCAGGAAGTCCACAAGGTTGAGGTCGAGGTCTGGGAGGTCAAAGTTGCCGATATCACCCATGAAATCCGAGAGGTGCTCCTGCTCCTCTCGGACGTCCTTTGTATTGTCTTGCTTCTGTCTCATGCCGCAAATTTAAGAAAAAGTGGTTATAATGTAATCACTTTCGGGAGAAAATTAACACAATTTGTGCCTATTTCCGTGAAAAAATGGGGTTTTTCGGTGAAGGCTGCCCTCGGAGGGTTGCGCTCGTGATGCGCATTGGCAGCCCAGCGTAGTCCCAGGCGAGCAGGGCGGCATCTCGTCCCTCCTGGTTGAGCCTGCCCAGCTTCTGTAAAGTTATTTCCTCCAGCTCCTCTTTGGTGATCTTGCGGTCTTTGCCGTGCCAGCACTTAGGGAGCGGTCTCTTGAACTCGTAGGGGATGCCCCAATGCTCCATCATTTGCCCGATGGTTCTGCTGACCTGTTCGTTGCGTCCTTGGTCTACGCCCAGGCTGGCGATGCCCTGCTTTCCCTGCCATCTTTGAATGTGGTAGTTTCCTCGGTTCATCCATCCAGCCTCGATGATGACCTTAAAGTCCCATTTGTCAATTTCTGCGAATTGGCGGTATTTCTCCTTGATGAAGTCGAGGAGGTTCGGGAAGGCGAGCATCTGAACCTGTAGGCTGTGGGTGCTCATGTCGAGCATTGCGATGCCGTTTCTATCGACGTCTGGGTCAATTCCGATGATAATTTGTTCCTTGTGGCTCATTTCCCTGCCTCCTGCTGCGTTTTTGTTTCGTTGCTTGGTATTTCCTCGTCCGAGGTCATTTCGTGCGCTTGTGCGCCCTTATTTTGGCTCTCTTCGCTATCGTATGGGTTTGGTGTTGCTTTCTTCACCTCGTCCCACATCCATGCTGCGTACATCGCCAAGAATGCGACGATGCCTAAAATCAGCAATACGTCCATGTTCGTCATTTGTCTTTTTCTCCTTTGTTTCTGTCTGTCTGTTTGTATTCCGTTCGTTGTGTGCTGCCTGCCTGCGCTCCCTATGCGTGTGCGCTTGGGTATGTGTGCGTGCATGTGGGTGTGCGCCTGCTTGCGTGT